TTAAATGCAACAGTAGGGTCGGGGATGTGAATTGGGGGCTCCCACTGCCTGAGTGTATGTTTTGGGGAAAATTTCTGACAAAGTGGACATTGGGGTATTTTCCCTAGTAAACACAAGCAAATATCGTGTCCAGTTTCTGTTTTTAGAAAATGGACACTGGACATTATTTCTGGACATGTCCACTTTTCCACCCTCTACCAAGCTCTAAACGTAGTTTATAAACAACAACGTGTCTCCGTGTGTAACAAGCTTGTAGTTTTTTAACAACATCCCTTTTTAAGCTTGGATATTATCTAATTTTGCTAAAGATAATATTTAAGGTTTTAAATATTACAACTTAAATCCTCACGGCACCCAAGTTTAAATCATAGACCTTTACTCCTAGCCCGTAACAGGCTAAAATCCACTTATACTTAAAACTTAAAATCGATGACTTCACTCTATCAACCTCCATTAATACCGGGTTTAGGCTCAAATACAGGCCCAATGGGTACTGGGTCTCGTGCTCAGACTAAGAATCCGTTTTTTACTGTAGGTAATCAGTTCCTACCCCGGAACCTACACGATTTGATCCGTTGGGTCAGGTATATAACCCTTCACAGCCCCGTAACTACAGAGGTAATGCGTAAGTTATCAACCTACCCTATTACAAAGTTTACGATTGAGGCGAAAGATCCCGCTGTTAAGTCTAAGTATGAAAAACTTATAAAAAGTTTCAGGCTTAAAAGTGCGTTACATGACATAGGATTTCAATACTTTACATTAGGCAATGTTTTTGTAAGCGTGTATTACCCTTTTGTACGCTCCTATACTTGTAAGCATTGCGGCTCAATGTTCCAGTCAGAAACCGCCGGATTTCTTAAGTTTAAAAACTATGAAATGGTAGGTACTTGCCCAAAATGTAATAGCGATGGGGTGTTTGAGAGAAAAGATGTCAAATCCACAAACGTGGATGATATGAATCTTATTACATGGGACCCCGTAAACATCTCAGTTAACCATAATCCGATCTCCGGAAAAAGTAAGTACTACTATAAGATTCCTAACGATATAAAGAAAAAACTTCAAACAGGGGAAAGACTTGCCTGGGACTCCACGCCTTGGGAATTTATTCAATGCGTACAGGAAAGTAAGGATTTCGAGTTTGCTGAAGGTCATATCTTCCATATGAGAAACGTAGATATGGGAGCGGCGGTAGATGGCATCAGTATCCCCCCGCTCATTAGTCACTTTAACTTGGTTTTTTATCAAGCTACTTTGAGACGTGCAAACGAGAGTATTGCAACTGACTATATGACCCCCATGAGGGTGATATTCCCCCAGCCTCAAACTACTAACTCCGATCCAGTAGTGTCTATTTCCCTGAGGAACTTTACCTCAAAAATGCAAGAGGCACTAATTAAGCATAAACATGATAACAACCATATCCTAATAGCTCCGGTACCCATTGGATACCAAGCAGTAAGCGGGGAAGGTAAAGCTTTGCTGGTAAGCCAGGAGATAATGCAGGCAGAAGAAAGTCTACTACTCAGCATGGGCGTTAGTAGAGAGTTATTGAGCGGTACAACTAACTGGACCAGCTCTACAGTGGGCTTACGAATGCTCAGAAACACCCTGGATAGTTACGTAGCTCAAATCTTAGAGCTACTAGAGTGGATATCTACAAAGGTAAGCTCTTACCTCGGTATACCTATGACTCACCTAGGCTTAACGCCTTTTCAACTTACGGATGATGATGCTTTAAAGTCTGTTCTGATAAACCTTGCCAATACGGGGAACGTATCCCTGACAACTATTTACGAATCCTTAGGTAGAAATTACGAAGAAGAATTGGAAAGAATAGGGGAAGACGCTAAACGTAAAGCAAGACACGAGGTAAGGGTTAAGTTTGAAGTAGAGCAGTCACAATACCTTGAAGGTTTAGAGATAAATAAAAATAACGAGCAGGATGATGCGTACCTAGAAGCTTTGAAGCAGAGCCAGGAGATTGCAGCGCAACTGATACAAGCTGACCCTGCTACTACCACTGCGGTCATGAATCAACTGCGTATAACGGACTATGCAAAGTACCTAATGGTAAGTAAACTTGTAGAAGAAGGGCGAACTCAGTTAACTCACTCAGAAAATATGCAAGAAGGTCAGGCAGGTGAGGCGGGTCAGGCAGGTCAGGATACTGCTCCCGGCACCCTAGCGTCTCCGACCACAGGTCCTTTTACCCCTCCTGCCCAAGCAAACTCTGCTCAAGAAAATACTGCTAGTAAGAGCAACGACAAAAAGTTATAATTAAATCTATGTTCCCTACACTCGGTAATTTAGACATTACAAAAACCAAAGGTACTACAACTCCTGTAACGGCAGATTCCCTACCGGGAATACTTCCAAGCATACCCAAAGACGCTTTGGATATGGATAAATACAGAGTTAAGTACCTTAAATTGGATATGAATGATCCTGGAGATATCATAGAGCTAGAAATGGTAGAAACCAGGGCTATTAGAAATCAAGGTATATTTTTACTATCCAAAGAAAAATTCATCTTTATGGATAAGATGTTCATCCTTATCAGTTACTTAGTATCGGAAGATGAGCCTCGTAGTCCAAGATTAAATCTACCTCCCTTACCCGAAAACATCCCGGGGCCTGACCTTAACACTCTGCCTCCTTTTTAATCATGACAATTACCCCGATTTTTTCATCTCCGGTGGAGATAAATAATAAAGTAGATAGGGTCCTCGAAAAGGGCCTAATGACTCAGTTCCCCATTGAGGGTAAGAACTATACTCTACACGTAGAAAATATTAGAGCGGAGAGAAAAGATTATACCCATGATGATGAAAAGAAGGCTATCCTTGAAAGTAAAAGTCTTACCTACCCGATAAAAGCTGACTTAAAACTTATTAGTAAAGCAACAGGTCAAGTCGTAGATCATGTCAAGGATTTCTCCTTGATGGATGGTTTTCATATGACTAATAAACATACTCTACTTTATAAAGGTAATAACTACACTGTTGCAAATCAACTTCAACTTAGGCCTGGGGTATATACCCGTATAGATAACGTAGGGGGTTTAGAGACTCACTTCAACACCGGCTCCGGACGAAGCTTTAAGTTAGAACTTGATCCTCAGACGGGCCTATTTACAATTACTCCTAATAATAGTAGTTCTAAGACTCCGTTAGCACCTCTACTTACAAAAGTATTTGGTATTGGACCCAGAGAAGTCGGGGCGTATGTACCTCCCGAGGTCTGGGCAGATAACATAGCTGCCGTTGCCGGCAAAGAAGATAGGTATATTTCCGCCCTGTACTCAAACATGGTGTCCACGAGTAAACAAATACCCGGGGCCTCGATAGAGGAAAAAGCTGCTCAGCTGAAAGAATCTTTAGCCGCATCTTCGCTCAGTGAGCAGACTACGCAATCTACCCTGGGTAAGTCTTTCTCCGGTATCACGCACGAGACTATTCTTCTAGCCATGAAGAATTTAGTTGATGTACATAGTAATAAACGCAAGGAAGATAATAGAGATTCACTTCAATTTAAACGTGTTCAGAATCTACCCGATTTTCTTACTACAAGATTTAATAAAGAACACCAGGTAGTCAAGCTCATTAAAGGGCGCATTGCCAGAGAAATAGATAGATTAGACCAAGACAATCCTAAGCTCAAGGGTAAGATGGTACCCAAACCCTTTAACAAGTTTTTATCGGGATATCTCTTAGACTCTAACTTAGTTGCCACTCCGTCCGAGACTAATCCAATTGAATCAGTTGAAAACGTCGCCAAGGTAACAGTGTTAGGCGCGGGGGAGGGGGGTATAACCTCAGATAGAGGCGTACCTATTAGTGCTCGTGACATTGACCCATCTCATTTAGGAATTATCGATCCTAGTAGAACCCCTGAGAGCGGTCATGCGGGTATTGATCAGAGATTCACTGTTACTGCAGCGAGAGACAATGATGGTAACCTCTACGCTAAGGTTATAGATAAACAAGGTAAAACTAAATATATCAGTGTCCATGAGATGATGACTTCCGTAATTGCTTTCCCCCATCAAGAAGGTAAAGACAAAGTACAGGCTCAAATCAAAGGGGAACTAGGTGAAGCTAATCTTTCAGAGGTGAATTATTGGTTAAGTGATACTACGGATATGTATACTATTACGACTAATTTAGTCCCATTCTTAAATAGTAATCATCCAGGCCGCTTAACTATGGCGGGTAAGTCTATCCCCCAGGCGTTAAGTCTCGTAGATAGAGAAGTGCCCTTAGTTCAAACTACAGATAAGCATGGGGTGCCATTTGTTAAGTGGCTGTCTTCCGTTGTCGGGACCGTAGCACCGGTTCACGGAGAAGTTACTAAAGTAACTCCTGACTCTGTCGTTATTAAATCGCATGAAGGTAATAGTGTTTTAATCAAAGCAGTTAGGAATCTCCCCTTTAATATGAAAGGGTTTCATGACGATGAGAAAGCTGCTGTTAAAGTAGGAGATATGGTAAAGCCTGGAGATCTACTCTACGACAGTAACTACACTAAAGACGGTACTCTTGCACTTGGTAAGAATCTAAACGTAGCATATGTCCCGTGGAAAGGTTATAACCATGAGGACGGTTTAGTTATAAGTAAGTCCACCTCTGACGGTCTATCAAGTCATCACGCTTATAAAATTGACTATGAAATAAACGAGAACTCAGTTACCAAGAAGCCCTTGATAACCAGGTATTTTCCCGGGAAACTAACTAGGGATCAGCTAAATAAATTAGACGATAGAGGGTTTGCTAAAGTAGGCTCAATCATGTCAAAGGGAGACCCTATCTTTGCAGTTCTCGAACATAGAGAACCTAGTCCCCAAGATAAAATGCTTGCCAGATTACATAAAACTCTTGTAACTCCATATAGATTGGTGATGGAGGAGTGGACTCACGAGGAATTAGGCACTGTTGTGGATGCACACACCGCATCCAAACAGGTTAGGTTTATCCTACGCTCCATTAAGGGATTGGAAGTAGGAGATAAACTAACGGGGCTTCACGGCAATAAGGGTATCGTATCTTTGATCCTAGAGGATCACCAGATGCCTTTTATCAAAGAAACGGGTAAGCCTTTAGATATCCTTTTAAATCCTGCATCAGTAACTTCCAGAACTAACTTCGGTCAAATCATGGAGACCGCTGCTGCTAAAATTGCCGTCAAAACCGGTAAGCCTTACTTAGTTCACAACTTTGCAAATACGAATAACGTTGTTAATCTAAAAAAAGAACTAGAGTCTCACGGTATCAGTGACTCTGAAGATATCGTGGATCCCACTACTAAGAAAGTCTTGGGTAAGGTCCTGACAGGCCCGCAATACTTCATTAAGCTATATAAGACATCAGATCAAAACTGGTCTGCTAGAAACGTCGGGGGATATGATGCCAACCTTCAGCCAACCAAAGGCGGGGAAGAGGGTTCTAAGAAAGTAGGCTACATGGAAATGTTAGGTCTAGTCGGATCTAATGCTCGAAAGAATTTAAAAGAAATGGCCACCCTTAAAAGTGAAAACAATCAAGAATACTGGGAGAAATTTCTTGAGGGGAGACCATTACCTAAGCCTAAAACTACCTTCGTAACCCAGAAATTTCTAAACTACCTTACAGCATCCGGTATTAAAACTACATTTAAAGATGGTAACATTACAGTTTCTCCGTTAACGGATAAAGACATTATTCATATGTCTAACGGTAAAATCTCTGATGCGTCATTGGTTAACTCTAAGAACCTTAGTCCTGAGAAGGGCGGACTTTTTGATCCTGCTATTACAGGAGGATTAAAGGGCACTAAGTGGTCCCACTATAAACTATCGGAACCCATCCCCTCCCCCTTAATGGAAAGGCCAATTAAATCAATACTTGGATTATCCACTAAAGAGTTTGACGGGTTAGCTCGGGGTAGAATTGGAATGAATCAGGACGGTGGAACTTTCCATTTACATGAAATTGAATCGGGTAAAAAAATCAGATCTATCCAAGTTAATTCTATGAAAGCCAGGCCTGAATTAGAAGATGACTCTGAAGTAGAAGTAGATGATGATCCCTTTAATTTAAAATAACTCTCCTTGACGGGGTCCAGATTTTTCAGATCTCCTGATTAGTATTAATCTTTCAGCTTCAGCAACTACAGGTTGAATGTCATCTACGCTTAAAGGGTAAATGGGCAATCCGAATTTATCAACTAGAACA